TAATAACGGAACTTTTAAAGCCGATAAATCAACAATCAGTTTTGTCAATACATTAATTAATTTGGACAATACTGAAATTGTAGTTGTTGACGAAAGAAATAACCCTATTGAAGTTTCAGATCCAAAGGAATTTTTAACAACACTTGTAGAAGCATATAATGGTTCTATGAATGAATTTTTAGCAGAGTCTAAAAAACTAGCAAAGGCTAGAAGTATTAAAAAAATTATGGATTGGTAATCAATGAGTTACAACGGCGTTTGTTTCTTTGCTTATAATAATAAAGATATCGACTATGTTAAATTAGCATTGCTTGCGGCATTATATGTAAAGAAATTTATGAAAAATAACAACACCTGCCTTATAACTGAGGAAGGTGATTTCAAATACTTGGTTAGCAGTCGTGGACAAGACTTAGTTGACAAGGCATTTGATGAAGTTGTGTTTACAAAAGTTAAACATAAACAAAATATGCGGACTCACTTTGACAGTCCATGGACTAAATTTACTAGTGAATTTAAAAATAGCAACAAGCATTTAATTTCACAATACAGTCCGTTTGATAAAACATTATTATTGGATATCGATTACTTTGTAAGAAATGACAGTTTAGATTATCTATTTGATAGTGATGTAAGTGTCGGTATGTATCAACAGGCTAGAAATTTAAAACATGAGCCACCATTTTTATATGAGCGTTACCTAAATCCAGTGGGAATTCCCATGTGGTGGTCAACTGTTGTTTATTTTGACAAGAGCGATGTGAGTGAGATGTTTTTTGACATTTGGGCACACGTGGCTGATAATTATGAATTTTATAAATTTTTATATAATTTTCCAGGCGCACTATTTAGAACAGATTATTGTGTGAGTATCGCTGTTCATTTAATGAATGGTATGGTAGGCACTGGTGATATGATTCATGAAATACGAGATCAAAAAATGGTTTATATGGATCAAAAAGATGAACTTTGGGAAGTTAAAAGCCCAACTGACTGGATATTTTTAGCAAACGATCGTAACGAGCCATGGAAAGATATTGCTACTCGCAACTATTATGATAACATTCACATGATGAATAAACGTAGTATTGATCGCCACTGGAAAGAAATGCTGGAGGTTTTAGATGTCTAATCAAGGATACATTACATTAAGTTCATCATCAGATATGGAAACACTATCTGAAGCATCACTATTAGCACGTAGTATTAAAATAAATGATAAAACTAGAGAAACATGTCTAGTTACTGATAATTATGAAAAATTGCCCAAACATATAGAGCAAAATTTTGATTATGTAGTTGAGTTACCATATGGTGCTATAATAGATCAGGACTTTGAAGTTAATATGTGGCAAATATATTATTGTACACCATTCGAACAAAATATTTGGTTACGTAAGCAGTCATTACTGATGAATAATATTGATGGTATTTGGGATAATTTATCATATTATGATTTGTTATTTCCAGATAAAACTACAAATTTTAAAAACGAACACAGTGATTTTTTAAATTACTTTAAATGTCATGAAAAAAATAATTTTACTACATATTTTACAGACATTTTTTATTTTAAAAAATCAGAATATGCTAGTGAATTTTTTAAACTATTAGATCCAGTATTGCAGAACTGGAGAAGTGTATATGTTAACTTAGTTAAAGAAAACAAGCCAGATTATTTTAGTTTAAATCTATTGATTAATATTACAATAAAACTATTTGGATATACTGATATATCCAATGAGTATTTTAAGTATACATTTTTAAGTTTGGAGAATGTACAATTAGACGATCATGATTTGCCAGAAGACTGGACAAGATATTTAAGTTGTTGGGTTAAAGACAACAAGGTAAAAATAAACAATCACAATTTATCGGGGTTGTGTTTTTACAATAGCTCGACATTTATAGATCAGGACACATTGGAAGATTATGGAATTAGCATTTGATCTAGTACCAACTACAGTTGTAGAAGAAAAAAAATACTTTGTTTCTTATAATGAGTGGAATGGAGAAATTAATTTTGTTACCTCCAGACAGCCATTAGATAATACTGATGTTTTTTTAGAAACTTCCGATATTTTAGCCAAAAAAATATTAAAAGGCGATATCAATGAACGTGATTATATTGTAGCATTTGTTGATGATGAAAATCTTGGAATTATTAAACGTGATGACAAATTGCGTTTACGTAGTAGTGAAAAAACATTACACCAAATATCCAGAACATTTAAAAAAGACTGGGATATACGTGCAAAGATATATACTGGAAATAACAAACTTCTAATAGAAATAAATCCAACAAGTATTCAAAAATTAACCAAATTAACATTTAAAAAAGAATTACATATTAGTAAGGAAAGTGACTTAACCATTTATTTGGTTAAACACAACAATCCTGATTTTTATATTGGTAGGTTAGAAGTGGATGCTGTCGAATTATTAGACAAAGGAAATTTATTATTTGACATTAGTGACACATTACAATATACTAATGTAAAAGATATTGGTTTGTTAACTAGACGTTGTTTTAAGAACTATCATGTAGAAATTTTAAATGAAAAATTAAATATTTTACAAAACACACTTGTTAAAAATCGCAATTTTATTATTGACCGGGCATTTAAAAATTTTCCATTCCCCCATATTACTATATACAGTAATGCAGATGGTGTTTTTGTAGAAAAAAATGTCAGCACTCATGAATTAGAAGAAATAGGTTTGTTAGAACAAATCTTAAAATTACACGTAGTTGGAAAAAACTCGATAGATGAATACTATGGTACGATATATGTTGATGTAGAAGAACTCAAAAAGCATAATACGATCAAGTTACCAGTAGAGGCAAATAACATTTTCGACTACAACTTAATACACAACAAGCATAGACTGATATTGTCTATAAAGGATTAATACATATGGCTAACTTAGTACCAATTACAGAATTTGACGTTATTTTTATTAGTTATGACGAACCTAATGCAGATAAAAATTATGCAGACTTATTAGATAAATGCCCATGGGCTAAACGCAGTCATGGAGTATGGGGTAGTGATGCTGCACACAAGGCCGCCGCCGCCCTCAGTGACACTGAACGTTTTATTACTATTGATGCAGACAATATTGTGCATGATGATTTTTTTAATATAGAACTAGATATGGACAAAGTTGGCGCTAACCATGTTATTAGTTGGGCGGGCAAAAATATGGTAAACGGACTTGTTTATGGTAATGGTGGTATTAAGTGCTGGCCAGTACATGTTGTAAATGGAATGCGTACACATGAAGCGGCACCTGAAGGAGACAAAGCGGCACAGGTTGATTTTTGTTGGAATATTCATTATGTACAAATGAACAATATCTATTGTGATGTACACAATAACGGCAGTGCATACCAAGCATATAGAGCAGGATTTCGTGAAGGCTGTAAAATGAGTTTGGAAAACGGAGACGTTGTAGACAAATATGCACTTAAAAAGATACACAAGAGAAATTATCAACGTATGCTAGTGTGGATGAGTGTTGGAGAAGACACTCCTAATGGACTTTGGGCGATTTATGGATCACGTCTTGGTTGTTATATGACTAATATCGATCGTGATGGATGGGATTGGCGTGATGTACGTGATTTTGAATGGCACACCAAGTTTTTTCAGGAAACTGTTATGCCGCAATTTGCAGATGACGATGGTGATATGATCTGCCCTGCCACTGGATATAAGTATAATAGTCAGAAACTTAAAGAAGAAACGTTACGTTTGGGTCGCATTTTACAGGACGAATTAGATTTAGAAATTGCAGATATGGATGAAAAAGCCAGCAGATTTTTTAAAGAAGTTTATGTTAATCCTAGTAGGTTAGGAGCGCAAGTGCGTGAAGATCAAGTAGACGACAGTTTGGAGTAAACAATGTCAAAAGTACTACACCAACCCTGGGCTGCTAATGCGGTTGGGCATATGCGACATCCATTATTTGGTAATGTATGGATTAAAGATACCAAAGGTTTAGATTTTAAACAGCCTGATTTAAATGGAAAATATTGTAACAAATTGTATACCTGGTTGGAAGTAGATATGCACGGCCGGTGTTGGATGTGTTGTCCAAGTTGGCTTCCTTATCCAATTGGAAATATTTTAGAAAATTCTATAGAAGAAATATGGAATGGCGAAAAAGCACAAGAGCTACGTAAACAGGTTTTTACTGGAAAATGGGATTACTGTCAGACTGCTTTTTGTCCTATGATTCAAGGCGATCATCTTAATAATGTTTCTGATATTTTACAAGGTAAAGAATATGTCTTGCCACATGAAAAGCAAGCTCTAATATCTAAAAGTCTAATATCAGAACAATTACCTACTTATATAAATTTTAGTAATGATGAAAGTTGTAACCTAAAGTGTCCTAGTTGCAGAACTACAAAACTACTTTATACTGAAGGTCCATTATATGATAAACGTAAACAAATCAATGATAAGTTAGTTGAAGCATTTTTGACTACACCAACAGATAGAAATTTTGGTATTTTTGTTACTGGTAGTGGAGATCCATGGGCAAGTAAAATATATAGAGACATGCTATATAATATTAATGGTAGTGATTTCCCCAATCTTACCATTAATATGCAAACTAATGGAGTAATGTATACACCTAAACTATGGGAACGTATACACAAAATTCATAAAAATCTTGGAGATTGTAGAATAAGTTTTGATGCAGCTACAAAAGAAACTTATGAAAATAAAACAAGGCTTAATGGTGACTGGGATTTATTGCAAAACAATTGTAAGTTTTTAGATAGCAAGCATGTTGAGTTTCCTAATTTTAGAATTTTTTACGACTTTGTTGTTCAACAAGATAACTATCATGAAATGAAACAATACATAGAACTTATTGACAGCAGTTTTCCTAACCATAATGAAATTTGTTTTAGCATGGTGAGTGATTGGGGAACTTGGAGTCCAGAAGTATATAATCATAAATGTATTTGGAAAGAGGATCATCCAGAACATCAACAGTTTTTAGAATTTTTAAGAGATCCAATATTTGACAGACCTGATATAAGATTAGGGAATCTTTCATCAATGAGAAAAAAGGCATTAAGTAAATGAATCAACAAGAGCTCGACAAAGCAATACAGATGCGAGAAAAATTGAATACTGTTGGTCCAGGATTTTGTCTAGCAAAATGGGATCAGGTAACAATGCACTTGCATACTGGCATGACTCATAGTTGTCACCACCCTGCTCCACACAAGATAGATCTTGAAGATTTAGAAAACAATCCAACTGCTATACATAACAGTAAACAAAAAATAGAACAGCGCAAGGCTATGTTAGACGGTGAACGTCCTAGTCCATGTAATTACTGTTATAAAATGGAAGATAGTAATTCAGAAGCAGTAACAGATCGATATTTAAAAAGTGCCAATCTTTTTGCAGATAGATTTGAAAAAATTAAACAAAGTGGACTGGGTGAAAAACACATACCCAGTTACTTGGAAGTTAGTTTTAGCAACGTATGCAATTTGAAATGTACTTATTGCAGTCCTACATTTAGTAGCAGTTGGGTTAAAGAACAAGAAACAGAAACACCTATTATGTTGTTTGATGATACTACGTCAGAAAGACAGTGGGAATATCACAGTTTAGAATGGGCAAGGCATACTGGAGAATTACCTTATAAGAATAGAGATTATAATCCGTATGTAAATGCTTTTTGGTCATGGTGGCCTGAACTAAGAACTGGTATTAAAAATTTGCGTATTACTGGTGGCGAGCCATTAATGGCCAAGGATACTTTTAAGTTACTTTCAGAAATAGAAAATAATCCTATTCCTGATTTAGAATTAAATATTAATACAAATCTAAATGCACCTGAAAAAAATTGGCAACAGTTACTAAACTTTATTAAACGAAATGAAGATAGCAACATTGTTAAAAAATTAACACTTTTTACTAGTCTTGATGGCTGGGGAGAGCAGGCTGAATATATTCGTACCGGATTAGATTTTAATATGTTGTGGGAAAGACTCACACAACTAATAGAAGAACATCCAACAGTTGACAATACTATAATGTCAGCGTATAGTCTGATGAGTATTCCAAGTTACGGAAAATTTTTAGAAGAAATCTTAAAAATTAAACAATCTAAAAACAAATATAACGGCAGATTTTCAAACTATGCAAACTTTTTCCTAGAAAACAATTTAATTGACAATTGGGATAGGGGAGAAAAACCTTGTGCAGTGCATTTAGATATTAGTCCTATCACTTGGCCAGTTCATTTAGGTGTTCCAATTCCTGATAGAAAACAAACAATGCCTATGCTGTGGGACCAATATAATTTTATGATGAACAATCTAACAGCGGGTCCTGACAATAAAAACTTTTATGATTTTGAAGCAGAAAAAATGGGTAGAGTTGTTGACTATGCTTATTATGCTCATAGAGAAAACGAAAGGTGTGAAGAGCTAATGCAAATTTGGAAAGCAAACTTTCATATCTTTATCACTGATATGGATAAGCGCAGAAATACTAACTTTTCCAAAACGTTTCCTGAATATGAAGATTTCTTAAATGACTGTAATTTAGATTTTAAAAAATTAAGTAGTAAGAAGTAATATGACAGATATTAAAAAATTAATACAGGATAATTTAACTCCTGATGAAATGATTAAACAAACTAAAAGTTATTGTCCTTTATTATGGAGTCATATTCATGTAACTGCAACTGGTGATGTGTTGCCTTGTTGTATTGGGGACTGGAAAAGACCGATTGGTAATATTAATCAAGAAGATTTTGATGATATTTGGCAAGGCAATAATATGCGTACATTGCGCAAATCGTTAGTTAATGATAAAAAAGTACCACATTGTAGTACATGTTATAAAAAAGAAGATCAGAGTGGATTTAGTTTACGACATGACGCAATAACAAAGTTTCATGAAGCATCTAAACCAATGGTACTAAGCACAGACGACCAAGGCAATGCTACTGAAGCAAAACCAATATATTTAGATATCAGGTTTAGTAATATTTGTAATATGCGTTGCAAAATGTGCGGCCACTTTAGCAGTAGTAAATGGTTTGCTGACGCAAAAAAGTTAAGTACAGAACATGAAATTCATAATTACGGTACTGGGGATCCAAACGCAACTGCAATTATTCATGGCGTAAAGGACAGTAAAAAGTTACTTGATAGATTGGAAGAGTATCTACCACATATGCAAGAAATATATTTTGCGGGTGGTGAGCCTTTGTTCATGGAAGAACATTATCGTATACTAAACAAATTAATAGAGCTTAAACTTACCGATGTACATATAAGATACAGTAGTAATTTAAGTATTATGAAGTACAAACAAACAAATGTTGTTGACATGTGGAAACATTTTAGTAATGTATACTGTGCTGGCAGTATCGACACATACGGTAAACGTGCAGAAAACATACGTAAAGATACTGTATGGCCAGAAATAGAACAAAACATGCAACTAATTCATAAAGAAACCCCACATGTAAAAGTAGGAATAAGTCCTACTATACAGATTTTAAATGCTTATACTGTGTGTGATTTAAATAGACAGTGGGTTGAAAAGGGATGGGTAACTAAGTGGAGCATGTTCTGGAACATACTACAAAATCCAAGTTTTTATAATATTCAAAATTTTCCTGATCATATGAAAAAGGAAGTAGAAGATATATGGCTAAGCCATTTAGACTGGTTACGTGTTAAACCACATAGTCCAGTTTATAGTACTATTCATACTGCTATTAAATGGATGCACAGTGAAAAATCAAATGAAAAAGAACTGATTGAAATGTGTAAGCATACACACAGGTTAGATTTATTGCGTAATGAAGATACTAGAAGTACTTTTCCAGAGCTAAAATATATTTGGGATAACTACTGGCATGATTCCAAAGATTGACAGGAATAAGCATTGGCAATGTCCCTTAATTCCAGAACTTCTAAAAACTTATAAACTATCTGAATCAGAGTCTGGCACTTATATACATTGGTGTGAGTTAAACCAAGATCCAGATAGTCATCCTGCGATTAACGGCGTCATTTCTCCATACATTCCCAAGAACGTGTTAATAGATGCACAACAAGGCAAATGTCGTATTGTTTTTAGTACATTCCAAGAAAGTACAAATCCATCTAATGATTATCCGATAGAACACTCACATGACTTTGATTTAACTCTTGAACAGTTTTGTGATAAAGAAAATATACCCTATAATAATGTTGTATGGGTAAGCGGAGATCTACGAGTACAACAGCGACAAAAAAGTAAAAAAATTAGAACGTTTGGGTTTACTTGCTATGGACATGATATTCTTAGACATGTAGAATCAGAAATTGACCCCAAAGACTGGACATTAAAACCAATCACTGAACGCAATTTTGTTGCTCAATATATTTGCTTACAGCGTTTTATGAAACCTGGCAGAGTATTTTGGACTTGGTTATTAAAAAATAAACCATATCTAATGCACCCTCCTCATGGATTTATTAGTATTGCTGACAGAATAGACGGCTGGGGTTTTTTAGATAAGGCACGTGCGTTTATTACTATTATGCAAACTTATCAAGAACATATGGCCAGTCTTAAATGGACTGACAAAGAAATATCTGACATGTGGCACGATTTAGCAGACGTAGGATTACACACTCCTTATGTTTTAGATGTTACAGATCATGACAGTAACTGGTGCGCTGGTTCAGATACAACTGTCAGTAGTTTACCTTGGTATAACGCCAGCTTTGCTAGTGTTATAACTGAAACAGACATTCAAAGCAGTGGGTTATTCATAAGTGAAGCAACCTTTAGAGCATTTGTGTATCAACAACCTACAATATGGGTTGGGCAACAGGGCATAGTAAAACAGCTTAATGATTGGGGATTTAAAACCTGGGATTGGCTGTTTAGTGAAGATTATGACGAAGAGCCGTACATGATAGACAGACTAATAAAGTGTAGATCAAGTCTAATGGAAATAATAGAAATTGAAAAGACTCCAGAGTTACTAGAGAAAATTCACGAACAAAACATTTACAATTGGAATCATTTAAAGGTAACCTTTAAACAAGACCAAAAAGAAAGATTTATACAAATTCTTAAAAGTATTGTTGAATAAATAAACATAGTAGTTAATGGAGTATACATGATATTATTAACAGGAGCAAATGGATTTATAGGTAGCCATTTAAAAAAATACATGAACTGTATCACAGTTGACAAACAAAATTGTGATTACAATGGAGACCTCAGTAATACTAAATTTGTAAATGTACTTCCTGATGATATTGATACAGTTGTACACTTAGCAGCATTTAATAGTACAAAGAATTTCTATAGCACTCCATTTAGTGTTATTGATAGTATTGTTACACCAACAATGAATTTACTTAAACGCTACCCTAATGCTCATTTTGTATATGCTGGAAGTAGTGAAGAATATGCTGGAACTGTCAATCAGGGATGGGCGACAATTCCTACACCGGAAGACGTTCCACTGACAGTGGAAGATATTACAAATCCACGTTGGTGTTATGCTAGTGGAAAAATTGCAATGGAAAGTGCAGTTATTAGTCATAGTGTAGAACGTGGTAACACATATACAATACTACGGTACCACAATGTATATGGTCCAGGACAGCAAAATCATTTTATTCCAGAGTTTATAGATCGTGTTAAAACAGGAGACTATAAACTACCTGGGTGGAGTGACACTCGCAGTTTTTGTTATGTTGAGGATGCAGTAAAATTAACAACATCTGTATTGAAAGAAGAAAACAAAATTATTAATATTGGTAATCCAACTGAAACTAAAATTATAGACGTTGCAAATATTATTGTAGAACTCTTGCAGCTACCCGACTATTTTGAATTAGTAGATAGCCCGCCTGGCAGTACTCCAAGAAGGGCACCTGATTTAACAAAATTAAAAAGTTTAGTCCCTGACTTTATATGGACAGATTTAAAAACAGGATTAGAAAAATGTCTTTAGAAACAAGCGACAATATGATTGGAAAGCAGGCGTTTTATCCTGCAGAGCGTGGGCATGTAAACTTAGTGATGATTATTTGTAATCATTGTCCATATGTACTATTCAGGATGCCAGCAATCAGTCAACTAGTAAAAGATTACAAAGATAGAGTCAAAGTATTTGCTATTAACAGTAATGATGCAAGTCCAACAACTGAAGATAGTCATCCAGAAGATGCTCCTGAATACATGGAGGATTTTATGGAACGGTGGGATTTACAATGTCCATATATTTTTGATGGCGATCAAGGTATTGCAACAGCATATGGTGCAGTATGCACACCTGAGTTTTATGTAGTAGACACTGATGGTATTATTGTATATCATGGTGAACTAGATCCAAGTCACACTAGTAACGACTTAATGCCCACTGGCAGTAGTTTACGTCATGCATTGGATTTAACACTAGTAAATAAACCAATCAATTGGGAACCCAACCCTAGTTTTGGATGTAGTGTAAAATGGAAATAGGTGTTGTTGGTTTAGGAGTTGTAGGTAATGCTTGCAAGTCAGGTTTTGAAAAATGTGGATACAATGTTAGTGTACATGATTTAATTTTAGGCACCAGTATATCTGACGTACTAAACACAGAAATATGTTATATTTGTGTTCCTACGCCAAGTAATCAAGATGGTAGTTGTAATACTGAAATTGTAGACAGTGTAGTACACGAGCTATTTGAAAATAATTATACTGGTATTTGTGCTATAAAAAGTACAATTAAGCCTGGACATACTAATAAACTTAACCAAAAATACAATACAGATCGTATTGTATTTGTTCCTGAATTTTTAAAAGAGCGCAGTGCAGAATATGATTTTGTTTTTGATCATAAACTATTATTAGTGGGTACTGAAAATATTAATCATTATTATGTTGTTATACGCAGTCATGGAGATTTACCCAAGAGTCAAATGCGTGTAACACCAACTGAAGCAGAAATAATGAAGTATTATCATAATACATTTAATGCTACTCGTATTGTTTTTGCTAATGTGCTTTTTGAGATATGCGAAAAAATAAATGCAGATTATGATGTTGTTAAACACGCATTTTTAACCAATAACAGTATGCCAGATGAGTATTTAGATGTAAGTAAAGATTTACGTGGCTATGGTGGTGCATGCTTGCCCAAGGATGTGTTAGCAATGCAAAAACTATGCGAAGCATTAGAACTACCATATGAATTTTTTAAATTATTAGATGCTGAAAATAATAAATTTGAAACTACAGTTTTTGAGGGTATGAGAAAATGAATTGTGAATATTTAGAACCAGAAGTTTTTGAAGACCATAGGGGAGTAATCAGAAGTTTTTATCCTGACGAAGCGGTAGTAGAATATAACTTAATGACTATTAAAAAGGGAGAAATCAGAGGGTATCATTATCATCCTCACTTCCATGAGTATATGCTAGTAGTACATGGCTGTTGTATGTTTACTGAACTTACGGATAAACCTATTAAAAAAATATTATATGAAGGTGATAGTATACGTATACCAATTGGTACAGCTCATAGTTTTGAAGCATTAGAAGATATGAAATTTGTAAGTATGCTTACACGTAAATGGCACAGTAGTGACCCCCCAATAGTAAAGGTTGATGACAATGGACATGAAGTTACATCTTGACACTGGAAAAATATTGACTATAAAACTCGTAGATCATCATTTAATACGAGAATGGGCAAATCTTTTTTGTAGTCTACCACTTGAAGAAACTGAAATATCTAGACTAGAAAATCGTAGTGATAGTTTTGACAAGAAAAAATTTGACGAATTATTTGACGTTTTAGTTACTGGAGTTAAAGCATACGGCGGTCCTGAGTTTATTATCAACGATTATAGTGACTTTCCAAGTATGCAAAAGTTACTTAATAAGATGCACCATTGGTGTGTTGAATTAGTACAGGATAAACATCGAAATCAAGATTATCCAGAATATCATAACGATGTGACAACCATTGGAAAACTTAATAGTCTATGTCACCAATGCGAAACATTGTTGCCTGGCGGAACTAACCCATTACCAGAATCATGCAGACATATATATTGGGACCAACAGGTAAGTAGAGAGTATTATAATAACAGTGCTATGAAACTAACAGATGAATGGCTTGATTTGATGACAACAGAAAAGTATGATGTTTATCTTGCCAAACGTATTTTAGGAAAAGACTACAGAGAAGCCTACAGGGACAATGATGATCCAACTTATAATGAAATGCAACCATTGGGTGATAGAATACCATTGGCAATGGAAGTAGATCCATTGAATCAATGGCAAGACTTATTTAATTTACAAGAATTTTTAGATTACTTGCCAGTACCTCCTACACCTAATAATATTGGAAGAATACCAATTGGTAACATGGTAAGTCAAGTTGACAATATTGAAGATGTATTGTATAATAGTAAGATAATAAGGGCTACATTAAATGAATCCATTTGATCTAGTTCATAAATTTGAAGAGCAGATTGCAGAATACACCGGTGCTCCTTACGCAGTTGCAACAGATTGTTGTACACATGCGATTTATCTAAGTTTATATTATTATAAAAAAGAACACCCTGGTGTCAATTATGTAACGATACCAAAAAATACATATGTAAGTGTTGCAATGCAAGCTCAACATCTTGGATTAACAGTTGAGCTAGAAGATATAGAGTGGGAAGGCGCATACAGTATTGGAAATACACGGGTTGTAGATAGTGCCGCAAGACTGTATCGGGGGTGTTATCAATCAGGTAAATATCAATGTCTTAGTTTTCAATTTAAAAAAATATTAAGCACAATACGTGGTGGTATGATACTCACAGATGATAAAAAATTCTATGATTGGGCACAACGAGCTGTGCATGACGGTCGCGATATGAGTGTACCCTATGAACAGGACACTATTACATTTGCTGGCTGGCATTATTTTATGACACCAGAAACTGCTGAATTAGGACTTGCTAGATTACAGGTATTACCTGACACAAATAATGATTGTGCTGGAAGCTACACATATCCAGATATAAGTTACATAAAGGATTTTTGATATGAAATCAAAAAATGAAATGTTAATACATTTTAAAAGTGGAAAAGTTCATATAGCTTTAATTGATAATGATTTTGTTAATGGTTGGCGTGAGAACTTAATGAAAATGGAAATGATCAACACATGGAATGAAAATCTATTTCCTGAAGTGAAACTGCATACTAGTGAAATATTAGAAATAAGATCAAAGTACAGCAAAAAGTTTGACAAGCACGTTGACGAGTTAAAAGAAAAATATGGCATTTCCTTTCCAGGAAAAATGGATTCTAGCACAGTAAGTCAGGAACGACTTAATTTATTACATAAATGGGTTACGCATGGAGCATTTACACGTAGTAATTGGGAATTACCAAATGCAAAAATAACTGACATAAACAACAGTAAGTGGAATCATTGGAAAGATTATAATTTTAGACAAGACCATGAACCAGAGTTTGAAGTCTCAGACGAAATAGCAGAAGATGTAACTCGTATTCTTTTTGAAATGAATTGTGATATACATTGGTATGAAGAAACTATCACTAGTCCACGTGTCCAACAGTTATTAGATTGGGGATACAATTATAATGATGGCTATCATGTTATTCAGAGATATACTAGTGGAAAAATGGAAGCATTTGATGTTCTAGAAATACCAAACGAATATAGAAAGTTTTGTACATATGATACAGAACCAGACTTATGGCTACCATTTGCAGTGCTGGGCAAGGAATATTATACATGTTGGGTTAATATGGATAACCCAAGTCAATTTGATATGACTAATATTGACAAAACATATGCACCTGGTTGGGAACTTCAACCAAATAGTTTTACTGTAGATGTATTACAAAAGAAAGAATTTCAACAATGGTTAACTGATCATTTAGTACCTACAAACCCTTTTTGTATTGGAAAAATTCCACTTGGTTACTGCATTAATAAAAAAGATTTAGATTGGAGTCGCATCCTACAAGAGCAGGTAATTAAAGTAGAATGGCTTTAGTATACAATCAAAATAACTTTAAAAACAAAGTCATTGTTACTCCTGCTAGAAGTGGGAGTAGTTGGCTAGTAAGTGCGTTTGAAAGACAGGGATATAATTCGTTCCCATTAAGTATGAGCGAAAATTCCAGCCTTAGTCCTGCATTGCAAGATTTAGCAATATCTGATTATAATGTTGATGAGAGAATTGAGTATATGCATGATTGTCAGCCCTTTGTTACAAAAGTTTTTTGCGATGATCCAATTGACTTAAATAGATTACTTTATTATAAAAATGGAACAGAGTTTATTTGGCTGTATCGAAAAAATAAAGTTGAGCATTTTTTAAGTAATTTACTTGCATGGGAGACTTCAGTATTTCATATTGAGGACAAAGTATATAAGACTCCAGATGACATAGATATTACTGACGAGCATATGTATACATATGAAACTATTTTGATACACGAATACACGATGTACAACAAGTATAAACATATGTTTAATTATGAAATTGAATATAAAGAAATATTTGATAATAACCCATGGGGATTAACTCATACTGATAACATGCCAGTCAAAGTAAACAAATATAATACTGCTTTGTTGCAAAAAGCAGAATCAAAATTAAAAGAATGGGATTTACTATGAGACAAGTAAAATTAGTAAACAATTGTAGAAGTTGCAATGCAACTTTAGAAAAACAAGTTTTTGATATTGGTGAACTAAAGATCAATGCATTTACTCCAGAGCCCAACACAGATGTTGGAAGTGCGCCTCTTACACTTATGCATTGTGATAAATGTGATCTTATTCAATTAAGCCACACTGTGCGTGAACAAGAGTTATATGAAAACTATTGGTATTTGTCAAGATTAAATAAAAAAATTGTTGACAACTTACAAAGTATCGTACAAGATGTATGTTGTGAAGTAGATGTTAACCAAGGAGATCTAGTACTTGACATTGGAGCAAATGACGGAACACTATTAAGTTTTTATAATAGTGATAATGTTATTAGAGTTGGATGTGATCCTGCTAAAAACATTCACAGTGAATTAGAAAAGAACTGCGATTTAATGATTGGAGACTTTTTTAATAAAGAGAACTGGACTAATGCTGTAGGAAAGCGTAAAGCAAAGATTATTACAACTGTTGCCATGTTTTATGATTTAGATGACCCAAACAGTTTTGTATCAGATATAAAAGACATATTAGATAATGATGGCGTTTGGTTATGTCAGCTAATGACTGCTCGACCAATGCTGGACTCAAATGATTTGGGTAATGTAATTCATGAACATATTGAATATTATACATACAAAAGTTTAGTAAACTTAATGGAAAGACATGAGCTAGAAATATTTGATGTGCGTGAAAATGATATCAATGGTGGAAGTTACCAGTTGTTTATTCGTCATAAAAATTCTGGAAGTATTAACTATGCTGAAAATATTACACCAGAGCATATTAATAACTGGGCAAAAAATATAGATAAGAATCGCGATGATACAATGCATTTTATACGCTCTGAAAGAGCGTCTGGTAAACGTATCTATATTATGGGTGCAAGTACTAAAGGTAATACTATTATGCAGTATTATGGATTAGACGGCGATACAATTGATGGAGCAGCTGAAATACATCCTGATAAAATTGGTAAATACTTAGTAGGTAGTAATATTCCCATTGTACATGAAGATGAAGCCAAAGAGAAAGCCGATTACTTTTTAGTATTCCCTTTTCATTTTAAAGAATTGTTTGTTAACAAAATTATGGCAGACTGGATTGCAGGCGGCGGTAAACTAATTTTCTGTACACCAAATTTTGAGGTAGTAGGATAAAATGAATAAAATTTCTGATATGCTTAGTGGAGGCCCACATAGTCGTGTTATGGCTATAGTGTCTAGGCCCGATAGCGTTGGACTAACAATATCAGAAAAAACTAATATTATTGCACGTACATTTAGACTTGATAATGATAACAAAGTTAAACTGTCCTGCTTTTATAACAAAGAAGTTGGCGATTACTTTGTTGACAAAATGTCTAAACTGACAGGAAAAGACAAAACACAATTACGTAATGAGAAGGATCAATTTTGGTCCAATCAAAAATATACAATCAGTGGAGATATATTAAATGATAAAGAAATATTATTGGAAAAATTAAATGAACTTATTAAAAAACACACATCATACGGAACTATTTTAGTTTTTGATATTAATAATGCACAAGATTTAAATTATGTCCTTACAGAACTTCCTTATGAAATTTTAAATAGTTTTTACGAAGTAAAATTTAATCTACGACTAACAGCTCTTTATGAACATTTTAATTTTATAGAATATCCAAATCAATGGTCCAGTAATAAAGAATATAATATATTTTCTATAATTCATTTTGCTAATGAATTACCTTTTGCATCTGTTAATATTGATGTTAATTTAAATATGTATAATATATTACACATACTGGATATGATTTGGTTCTTTAGAGAACGTATAGACAGTCATGTTAATTTTACCGTCAGTAATATTGATTTAATAGCGTTAGATGAAAACTTAGTCCAGTATATAAAAAATAATTATAAGAATTTTTATAATGACTATCGCAAACTTTGGGAAGATCAAGATAATCAAATTAAAAATATACTTGATTCAATAATTGATATTTTATCTAAAAACCAAAATACAGATATGATGGCGATATATAATTTTAAAAAAATGCTAACACTTAAAGGTGAACAACAGAATCAATATTGGCATGATTATTTTCCTGAACTTAAAAAGATTTTAGATTTTCTAGAACGTTCTAAATCTAATGATCTTGTGAAATTACAGACAACTCAAAAGAAAAGGAAAACTATAATTGCAAAAGCTATATAAGGATCAAATCAAAAATAATCCACATTTTTGTATAATGCCCTTTGCTCACAGTCATGTAAGCACTGAAGGAGAAGTTGCGCTCTGTTGTCTAGCGGCTTATAGATATGATTGTGGGGATCGACCTAACGTCAGACAGGAAAAAGATTTACAGGCACATTGGACCAGCGACTGGTATAAAGAACGGCGACAGCGTATGCTTGATGGTGAAGCACTGCCAGAATGTAGAACATGTTGGAAACAAGACAAGCAAGGTCCTGGCAGTGATCGAACCACTGCAAATCATATGGTTTTAAATCATTGGACTAACGAAATAGACGATAATTGGGATATAAATGTAGAAACTGGAAACACTTATAACACTCCATTGTGGACAGATATTAGACCTGGACACACATGTAATTATAAATGTAGAATGTGTACGCCTGGAGTAAGTGATAGTATTGACAAAGAACAATTAGAGCATACTGATGTTTATAAAGAAACTGGAGCATATCTCCAGGGTGTTAGTGAAGACGATCCCAAACATGTAACTGGATTAACATTTAAGGAAATGAGTAAGTGGATTGACGATCCAGTAACACGTGCCAGTTTGCACAAGTGGATTGAAAGTGAACATTATGTTACTATGAAACTTATTGGAGGAGAACCGTTGGCCACTCCTGGGTGTGTTAAATTAATCCAATGGTGTGTTGACAGCGGTAATACTAACTTTACTTTAGCAATTACTACTAATGGCAGTATTGCTAAAGGTAAAATATTAAATTTACTAGATCGATTTAAAGGAGTAAGGATTGACTTTAGTGGAGACAGTAATTTAGTTTTAGATCCATTGGTAAACGAATATCAAAGAAAAAATGCAATCAGTAGTGTAATGCATGAAAATTTCATGTTGTTTAATACAATTGATAATTGTAGTGTTAATTATTTATGTGCAACTGGATTATACAATATTTTTAATATTGTAAACGTATTGGAATATTGGTATACATATGGTATGCTAAACAAGAAAGATACAAATAATTATGGTAAGTTAATTATTAATTTAATTGAATATCCAGAAGAGTTTAATATTGAATTATTGCCAGAACAATACAGAATGGAAATTGCAGACCAAATACAATTATTTTTGCAACGTCCAAAATTTGTAAGCATATGCAATGAAGCATATGGCAACATTGAAATATTTACAAAGTCTAGTAGATTGGATTTATTAATTAATAGATTGAGAAAGCCATTATTGCCAGATAATAAAATCAATGTCCTGCGTAAAAAATTTGTAAAACGTACTGTTGCTTTTGATAAAATAAGACAAGATTCGTTTCGTAATTCATTAAATCCTAAAATTGTACAACTAATAGATGAGTGGTCTGATATAAATGACTGACAATAAAAATAAAATATCTACCGGTGGAGTTGTTATTCATAATGATGATGACTTTACAGCTGATCGAGATCAAGTACTTAAACGTATGATGGCACGTGACGTTATACAGCATGACAATAGTCACTTAGGTGGAATTGATGCCCAAAGTACACGGGTTCCATATTGGAGTGAAATTTATCAGAGTCAAGATGATGTTCGCCGACCGGCATATTATAGTGATTTTTCAAATAAAAATCAAAAATTATACAAAGGAAGTATTGAACTAGTAATTTTACCAAGTTGGGGAGTAATATTTCCTCCTTATAATATAGCTAGATTGACTGGATTATTGCGCTATTATGATTATGAAGTTAAAGTTTCAGATATCAATATTAATGCATACAGGTATTTTAATTCACACTCTGGATATGATATAAATTGGTGGGACAGTAATAAAACTCATTACTGGGTAGAAGAAAATTATTGGACTTATATACACGAAGATTTAAAGCCAGTTCTTGATAGATATATTTCGTCTATTGTTTCTAGAAAACCTGCACTTGTTGGTTTATCCTTATATACTACTAATTTACAGCCTAGCTTATACTTTATGCATCAATTAAAAGTACATTTACCAAATGTTAGAATTGTAATTGGTGGACCAGGATGTTTTCAGACTGATGTATTGAATAGTGAACATCGCTGGTATAAAAAGAAAAATAAAATAGATATTGATTTGTTTGACTATACAATTACTGGTGAAGGTGAACAAGAACTTCTTACACTAATGGAAAATTATAAAACAGATGAAATGAAATCGGGATCAATTCTAGGAGGATTCAACAGTAATCTAGATTTAAATAATTTACCGTTTCCAGATTACAGTGATTATGATTTAAGTTGGTATGACTATAGTGATGGTGTTAGTCTAGAAACAAGCCGTGGATGTATTGCTAAGTGTACGTTTTGTAGTGAAACACATTTTTGGAAATACCGCTGGAGAGAAACTAATCGTGTTGTAGAAGAAATGAAGTATCAGTATGATCGTTATGGTACTAGAAGATTTTGGTTTGTAGACAGTTTGGTTAATGGTAATTTTAAAGAGTTTAAAAGTCTAGTTGAAGGTATAATTGAAAGCGGTATGAAAATACGCTGGAACAGTTATGCTAGATGTGACGGTCGTATGGATCTTGACTTTTTTAAAAAACTAAAACAAAGTGGGTGCATGAGTCTTAGTTTTGGTTTAGAAAGTGGCAGTCAACGTGTACTTGACAGTATGAAAAAAAATGTTAAGATTGAAGAAATGGTGGCTAATTTACGTGACTCACGTTTAGCTGATGTAAATTGTCACGGTAATTGGATTGTAGGATTTCCGTCTGAACATAATGTTGATGCAGCACACAGTCTACAGTTTTTATGGAATATACGTAATGATTTATATGCCATTAGTCCAGGTTTTGGTTGTGGTATTGCACAATTTAGTGATATAGAAGTAAATGGATATAAAAACTATAAAATTATTCCTGACGTTTATTTTGAAAATGAATGGTATACTGAAGATTTTAAAAATACTATTTTACACAGAAGTTTGCGTATTAAATTTATGGCTATCTTTATGGATTTAATTAAGGATCAAAATAGTTATATTGTTAATACACAAGCATACAAAAATATTAACAATTTTTATACTATAGAGTTTACAGACAATAATACTCCACTTGATTTTGTAGAGCAAACAGATGCCAACTTTGACTATTTTAGTAATCCTCAAAATGATATTGAAAAATTAAAATTTGGTATAGTTAATGAATATATTTCGTTTGCGTGGGCCATTTACAGTATATTTGGTGCATATAGTTTAACCATGGAGTTCAACAAAGAAAAAGATTTCGATGAATTTGGACCATCATTGACTCATGATTATTCGGCCAAGGTAAATATAATTATAGATACTGATGGTAACATGTGTTTAACACTATTGCATAGTTATACTGAATCAAAAGAATGGGAAGATTATCATAATTTAAACTGGGATCATGAATCAGTAATAATTGAAAAAAACATAAAAGAGTTTTTAACAAATGAAAATTAATATTATAACAAATCCAAGATGCGGCAGTACATATTTTTATAATATGTTGGTTTTATTCTATTCTCCGTATCAACATTTTCACATGTGGAATGAACCGTTTAACTTAAATACAAAATCACACGGAAAAAATATAGATGAACTCCTACATGAAGCAAACATGCGAACTGAAATAGTGTTAAAACACCACTGTACTTTTTTTAATTTTATGGAACCATACCAACTTGATAAATTAAAAAATATGAAAAACTTTTATAACATTGTGTTAATAAGAAAAGATTTATTGCAAACTGCAATAAGTTTAGCTATAAGTACACACAAGGGAGAATGGACTAGTTATACTGATACTAAAATCACAATACCTGTAGATGAATTTTTAAAATATTTAGAAACAATATATGTTAACACAAAAGAAATAATTAATAATAAACATGGATTTAAATATGATGAAATTGTTTATTATGAAAACTTAAAGTTTAATCATAATGAAGATTTTAATTTAACAATGTTAAGTAAAACATATGATTATAAAAAAATGCGAGAGTATTATCCAGAAATTAACCTATACAAAAAAAGTGATAAAATAAAACCGGCTCCTGATAAAGAAAACATTTTAGAAAATTATAATGAAATTTATGAGGCTGGAATAAATTACTTACAAGGAAAAGGAACTAAAAATTTTGGTATCCGAGATGGGAAATTATGGAGAATAAATTGCAATACTTTGAATAGGAACTTATTATGAAAATATTAATTTTTGGTTTGCCAGGCAGTGGTAAAACTACGCTGGCAAAACCATTAGCAGAGCTTATTGGTGGTGTACACTTAAATGCTGATGAAGTACGCAAGCACTATGATGACTGGGACTTTACACCAGAAGGGCGTATGCGCCAAGCAGCACGTATGCGTTACTTGGCAGATGGGGTAGTCATGGCCGGCAAAATAGCAGTTGCCGACTTTGTGTGCCCAACTGAACAAGCCCGATTAGAATTTGCACCAGACTTTACAGTATGGATGGATACTATTAAAGAGGGTCGTTTTGAAGATACAAATAAGATGTTTGAAGTGCCACTGGACAAAGTAAACTATCATGTTGCTGAATGGTTTAGTGATACACATGCACAGTTGATGCCTGTTGTAAAACGTTGGATAGAACACAATGGTAGCAAGAACAAGGCATCTAGTTAAAGCGGTAACCTGGCGAATTATTGCCAGCGTAACCACAGCACTTATTGCATTGACTTTTGGCGTACCGGCCAAAGCAGTAGGGGCAATATTCATAGCAGACTTGATTATTAAGTTTGCTTTGTATTATGCTCATGAACGTGTGTGGTACAATTATATTAAGTTTGGAATTAAAGAATGAGTTTTGATTGGAAAAGACCCACCACACAAATGTTAGGACGATGGCAACCCTGGCATGATGGGCATACAGAACTGTTTAAGAGAGCATTAGCAGAAACAGGACAAGTAGTTATTATGATTCGTGATGTTGGCGGTATTGTAGGAGAAGATGCTGGAGCAGGACGTACTATAAAACAAGACGATAATCCTTTTAATTTTGGGGATGTAAAAACTAAAATTATAGAAGGACTAGCACGTGCTGGTTATACATATAATGAACATTATCAAATTATGCATGTTCCTAATATTGTGGATATTAGTTATGGTAGAGGTGTCGGATATACCTTTACAGAACACGATTTAGGTGCTATAATACATGATATAAGTGCTACTAAGATAAGGGCAGAAATGAGAGAAAACGGTGAGCTATAGGAAATTAATAGATGGCACAAAAGCTGAAGAATATGAAAACCCAGTAGTATTACAGCTTATTACCAAGTGTCCTGGAAAATATAAATTACTTGATCAAGAAACAGGTGAAGTATATGTTGGCACTAATCCAGGACCTGGCGAAAAAGTAAAGCACTGGAGAAAAGTAGAATAAATGTTAGATGTATTTTTTCTAAGTTATGATGAACCATTTGCAGATGAAAACTTTGAGTTATTAAAGTTGTTTGCACCACACGCTAAACGTGTACACGGCATTAAAGGTATTTTTGATGCACACAAAGAGTGTGCCAGATTAGCAAAAACTGGACACTTCTATGTTTGCGATGCAGACTGCTTAATTGAAGAAGAATTTAGTTTTAAATTTAAACCAGACAAGGATCGTTTTGCTTATCCAAACACACCGGAAACAGATTGTGTTTATACTTGGCGTAGTCGTAATCCAGTAAATGATTTAATTTATGGTTACGGTGCTGTTAAGTTATTCCCTAAGAAAAACCTTATGGAAGCAGAAGATTGGAATGTAGATATGACTACAACTATTGGGGCTCCGTTTGTACCTAAATTTCAAATAAGTAATATTACAGCGTTTAATACAGATCCATTTAATACCTGGAAGAGTGCATTTCGTGAATGCACAAAACTGGCATCAAGTATCATCCCCAATGCTGACAACACTGATAATGAATATCGACTTAAAGTGTGGTGTGAACGTGGAGCAAAGCGTGAATACGGAGAATACTCAATGCTAGGTGCACAGCAAGGTGCTGATTTTGGTCGACATTATAAAAATAATATCAATGCATTGAAATTAATCAATGATTTTGACTGGTTACGGGAGCAATTTGAAAGTGCAAAATGAAACTAATCAAGACTATCTTTGGTTAAATGGATTAGAAGAATATTTCTATACAATTGATCATCCAGATAAAGAAAAAATTAAAGATATCAAAGCCAGTATCTTATATGGTAATCCTTATAAAATCCGTAACTTAATAATGAATGAAATTTATCGTGGGCCGCATGAACTAAGTGATGAGTTTTCCAAAGCCATAATGTCTCATTATTTGGATAACGAGCCAGGTAATGATCGTAGAGCACTACAATATATCAGTCATTGTATCGACGATGAGTTTTTGCGCACAGCAAGCCGTTGGAGTATTAAGTGGCACAACTTGGTTAACTTAAATGATCACTTGAGTAGGGGACAAATACAAAGCAAATTTTGGATGTTAGATCATCTAAAACCCGTATTACAAGAACGTAAAAAACAAGGATATGACGTCAATACTGTGGTGCATTATGGTGGCTGGTATGCAACAGTTGCCTGGTTTATTTTAAAAGAATTTGCAGATATTAAACAGTATTTTAATTTAGAAGTAGATTATACATGTGTTGGAATCAGTGATGATTTTAATGAAGAATTTTATAATGATAGTTGGCGTTTTAAAGGCATCGGCATGGATGTAAATGATGTCAAGTGGAATGATCGAACATTTAGTGCATGGGCACAGAATAAGCAAGAAAAATTAGTCGAGTTAAATATAGGACCACAACTAATTATTAACACTAGTTGTGAACACATGTCGGATGACTGGTTTTATAATTTACCCAAGGACATGCTAGTATGCTTGCAAACCAATGACTATTTTAGTAACGAGCAACACATAAATTGTGTAAACAATGTAGATGAAGCTCTTGAGAAATATAAATTTACACGTGTGTATTATAGTGGAGAACTAGATACACAATTGTATAAAAGATTTATGATTATAGGTAGAACATGATTGAAGATCTGTCATTACGACAATTACAAACAGAAAGCGCACGTGCGTTGGTTGTTATGGGCGCCACCAATAACAACATCAGTAAATTTAATAGAGACGCTCATCACAATAGCCAAAAATGGTATAAAACTGTTATTCAATGGTATATTGATGAGTATGGCGACTTTCCCAGCCGAGTTGGCCCTGGTAAGGATGTAAAGTTAATTCACGATGTATAATTACGAAGATATAACAACTGTACACTTGGAAATCACACAGCGTTGTCAAGCGGCATGCCCTATGTGTGATCGTAACGAAAATGGTGGACCAGATAATCGACATATTACTAATGCTGAATTGTCTTATGAACAGTGCGTTAACATATTTCCTGCCTCATTTATAAGACAATTAAAAACAATGTATATGTGCGGCAATTTGGGAGACCCTATAGTTGCCAAAGATACACTGGAAGTATTCCGTTATTTTAGAGAACATAATCCTAAAATGTGGCTCAGTATGAACACAAATGCAGGAGCAAAAGATGAAGCATGGTGGCGTGAACTTGCTAAAATTATTGGTCGTCAGGGTACTGTTATTTTCAGTGTTGATGGTCTTAAAGACACCAATCACATTTATAGACAAAATGTAATTTGGGAAAATGTAGAACGAAATATGAAGGCATTTATAGATGCCGGCGGGCGAGCTCGTTGGGATTTTATTATTTTCCAGCACAATGAACATCAGGTTGAACAAGCAGAAGCACTTGCAGCTGAGTGGGGAGTAGAACGTTTTCAGAAAAAGAAAAGTGGCAGATTTATTGTTGCCACTGGAGAGAAAACCAAAACAGAACATCAGGCACAAAATCGTAAACAGGAAAAAACTGCGGTTATTGCCCAGCCAGTAAAAACAGAAAACAAAAACTTGGCATTACTTAAAACTAAAGAGATAGAAAAAACATACGGTAGTATGAAAGAATACTATGACACATGTGGTATTAAATGCAAAGTAGCAGAGGAAAAAAATATCTTTATTACTGCTGAGGGATTATTAATGCCTTGTTGTTGGACTGCTGGCCGTATGTACAAGTGGTGGCATGCTGATCCACGTGTAGAACAAATTTGGGATTTTGTTGACCGTGCTGGAGGCAAACAAGGTATCAGTGTTCTTGAACATGGAATAGAAGCTGTAATGAAGGGTCGTGTAGTTAATGGTAATCTGTTAAACGACATTCAACACAGTTGGAATAAACCTAGTATTAGCGAAGGCAAACTAGGTGTTTGTGCTATGAAATGTGGTAGTGAATTTGACCCATTTGGCTCGCAATTTGTTTGAATAAATACTATTATAATTCATAGGATAAAAAATGACAAAAGTAAGTGATACATTTTGTATCTTACCCTGGGTACATTTAAGCACACGGCCAGACGGGAGTATGCGAGTATGTTGTACTGCGAATGCAAGTAGTGTTGGGCCTACTAATGATAAAGAACACGGCGGAATGGTTGGTGTTCTTAAAGATGATGAAGGCAAACCCAATAACTTAAATATTACAGATTTTCAGAGTAGCTGGAATAGTGCGTACATGCGTAATGTGCGTAAGCAAATGATAAATGGTGAAAAACCAGCAAGTTGTTTAAAGTGTTATAAAGAAGAAGATGCTGGACACCGCAGTAAACGTCAATGGGAAACTGCATACTGGAGTCAGCGTACTGATGTTGACAAACTTATACTTGATACACAGGAAGACGGTAGTGTACCTCCCAAGTTAACTTATATTGATCTACGTTTTGGTACTAAATGTCAACTTGCTTGTGTGATGTGTTCACCACATGATAGCAGTGGTTGGATTAAAGACTGGAGTGCTATTCATCCTCAAATACAAAACCCAAGTCTTAAAAGTAATACTCAGTGGCGTGACAAAGGTAGCGTTAATGGTAGCAGTTACAACTGGCACAAACACAATCCAGTATTTTGGGAACAGTTTTACGAGCAGATTCCCAATATGCAACAGATATATTTCGCCGGAGGTGAAAGTTTAATTATTGAGGAACACTATGAGATACTTGAAGAGTGCATTCGTCAAGGGCATGCAAAGAATTTGGAACTACGTTATAACTCAAATGGAGTTGAATGGCGAGAGGATTTATTTGATCTATGGCGAGAATTCAAGCTGGTGCGTTTTCACTATTCGGTAGATAGTATACACGAAATGAATGACTATATACGTTATCCAAGCGAATGGAAGCGCACACAAGAGGTCTTCCACATACTTGACACACAGACTAGTAATAATGTAGAAGTCACTGTAGCATGCGCTGTACAAGCCTTAAACGTGTATTATCTGCCTGATTTTATCAAGTGGAAACTAGAACAAAACTTTAACAAAATCAATATGTGGCCATTTGGTGCTGGTGGTATTAACTATCATTTTGTGTATCATCCACCGCATCTTAATGTTAAAGTATTACCTGCATGGTTTAAGGCAGAGTGTCGTAAAAAGTACGAAGATTTTTATCCTTGGTGGGAAGCCAATTGGGAAAAGAGTATTCCAGCCTGGCATAAAGGCAAAGTCGAATATGATACCTGGCGCAATGCAGACTATGGAATTAAAAGACTTGAAGGTATGTTGAGCTTTATGGAAAGTGAAGACTGGAGTGTGCGTTTACCGGAAATGAAAGAGTTTTTATCTTTATGTGACCGTCAACGTAACAACAGTTTTAGTGCTACTTTTCCTGAAATGAAGGATATTTTTAAAGATGTCTAAAACTGTTTGTAATGCAATTAGTCATGGACTGTGCGTCACTGCATGGGGAGGTCTAACGCCCTGTTGTGCAACAAATGAAGATTTTAGTCATTTAACAGTTGATAACAATATTGTAAATTATTGGCATAACAATGAAAGATTAAATCAAGCACGTAAAACAGAAGAAAAAATATGGCAACCAGAATGTACAGGTTGCGCCCGTAAAGAAAATCAAGGTATTATACATCGTAAACAGAAACTAAACACTTGGTATCCAGATGTAGATTCTGAATTTACTAAAAACAACCCAAATGACATCATACACTTAGACATAAGTTTTGGTAATACTTGTAGTCAACAATGTATTATGTGTAACAGTAATTATAGTAGTAAGTGGTTGTCGGATGACGTTCAGTTAAAACAAACCTTTCCAGGTAACACAAGTTTAAGACCATGGAATGAAATAAGATTGAAAAATTGGAGTATCAGTTACGAAAATTTAAAAGAAATTGCAGAACTTATTTCTGAAAAAACACGTACAGTAGAGATTAAAGGCGGTGAGCCGTTGTATGATAAACGTTTTGAGTATTTTATTGATCTTGTATTAGACAAAAATCCAAACGTTAAGTTTAATACTAATACCAATGGCATGCATTTTACAGACAAAAATATTGAAATGTTAAACAGAATAAAAAAGATTAATGTTGACGTAAGTGTTGATGGTACTGGTATTTTTTATGAATGGATACGTAGTAGCAAATGGGAAGATTTTTTAAGTAACTGGCACAATGCAATGCAAAAAATTAATCATAATCTTAACATTAATTTTACTAGTAGTGTATATAATATTGATAAAATACAAAGTATGTATGAATTTGTTGAAGAAACATATAACACATATGGTTATTTTGGCACACTTAACTTTACACAAATAGCTACGAGTCCCAAATACCAAGAACCAAAATATGCAAATAAAAATAGAATAGAAGAGGGAATCAGACAAATTGAAATTATAGAAAAAGATCCGGCTAATATTTTTGTAGGTAAATCTAGATTCTATTTTGATAAACTAACTGCATTAAAAAAATATCTAATAAACTGTCTTGATTTTGAAGTGTCTGATTCTGAATATGAAAAGTTTTTAAAAGATCATAATGCAATGGTACAAGTTAGAGGGTGGGATATTCGTGACTACACCAACCTGTAAAGTTCCATGGGTTAGTATTACTTTAAGTGGTAATGGTGATATAAAACCATGTTGTGTTTATCGTGGTGGAGAATACAGTCTACACCGTGGAGACACACTTGACAGCGTGTGGAAAGAACTTGATAGTTTACGTGATGCTTTTATAAAACAAGAGCATCCTGACAGGTGTATACAGTGTTGGAAGCGTGAAGCAAGTTTAGGACATAGTCGTAGAACTTGGTATGATGACAAAATATCACAATGGCCAGAAAAATATGAACTAAATCCTCCTATGCAACTACGACATATGGATTTAAATTTTGGTAATACTTGTAATTTAAAGTGCAGAATGTGTGGTAGTTGGGGCAGCACAACTTGGTTTAAAGAAGAAGTTAAGTTACACGAGATAAATCCAAATTTTAATCGAAATCCAAACATGCCAAAACCCACAGTAATAGATGCGGAATACTGGCGTGATAAACGTGAACTATTTGAAAATCTTGAGCGTATTGATTTCAAAGGCGGAGAACCCATGATGCAAGAAGGGATGTTTGACTTTCTTGAATATCTTGTTGAGTGGGGGATTGCACCACATATTACAATTGCATATACAACTAATGGTACAAAAACACCTGAACGTTTAAAAGATCTCTGGCCACATTTTAAGCGTGTAAAATTAATTATTAGTGTTGAAGGTACTGGTAAACTCTATAATTATATACGTAGTGGAGATGTTCAAGGAATAGACCAATTAGTAGAAAATATACACTGGTTTGATCAATTTGATAATTTACGTGGAAGTTTTAACAGTGCTATACAAATTTATAATATATTTGATCTAAATAATTTATTAGAGTGGTTCCGTGATCGTGTTAACGCCAGTAAAAAATGGCACACTGATCCTGATACATTTAAGTTTGATTGTTTGGTTAGTAGTCCAGGATATTTAGATATCAATATCATGCCTGATAAGTTAAAACAACATGCTATAGACATTATTGATCAAAAAAATTACCATAGTTTACAAACTATAAAAAGTACTTTACAACGATCAAACTATGATGCAGAAAAGTGGAAATTGTTTATTGATTTTACACAAGAGTTAGACAAAATGCGCAAAACTGATGTTACTACAGTTGTACCGCAATTAAAGGAATATTTTTTATGAAAACAGTTGCAGTAGAACATAGTAGTCGTAACCAGGCCAAGGTTGTGAAAATCGAATGGAATATGGGTAAGCGTTGTAACTTTAATTGCAGCTATTGTGATGAGTGGACACATGACAACAGTAGTCCACATATGAGTTTCGAAGTTGCAAAGCGCACAATTGATAAAATTATTGACAAACTACCTGGCAAAAAATTTAAAATGAATTTAACGGGTGGTGAGCCTACTGTAAATCCAGAATTTGAACGTATACTTGATTATATGTATGAGAATGGGGTACATGTTGGAGTCACTACAAATGGCAGTCGTACTTTTGAATTTTATAAACGTAACTTGCATAAATTAGATAGTATAATATTCAGTTATCATATGGAATATCATAAACGTAAAGTATTGCCAGAGAGTATTGTAGATCTTTACAAATATTCACAGACACTAGATAAACATGTACATTTACATGTGCATATGATGATGCTTCCAACTACATTTGATGAAGCAGATAGTGCAATTAAATACTTTAAAGAAAATCAAGTACCAGTAGTTATGCGTAGAATACGTCCAGCTCGTGCCAAAGATGATCCAACTAGTGTAATCAATGAACGTGGTCATTTAATAAGTGGACCAATTGCACAACCGTTTTATGATGGGGTGACTACACAATTAATGAAAAATGGACAACCATATTATGATGGTGATGCTGGATATTACAGTGAACCAGAAATAGAATACCTGGAGAACAACGGTGTATAATGTAAAAAAGAATCAAAATAAGGCAGGTAGTTTTTGTAATGTTGCTACAATACAACAAACAGATAGTGGATATGATTATGTAGAAGAAAATGTCAATGACATTTTAGCTCGCAAGGAAAATATGTATGAAGGTTGGTTATGTTGGAGTGGACAAGAAAGTTTGTTTATACGAGATAACGGTGATGTTTTTAATGCAACGTGTCGACAATATAAATTAGGAAACATATATGAGGATTTTGATATACCTACTGAACCTGTAATATGTACTAAAAAATGGTGTGCTTGTGCTGCTGATTTAAATACAAGTAAAGCAAAAGATATGAAGAGCGCAGAAATGTTGAGGATTAACAATGGATATTAAAAAATTAGCACAAGATAGTAATACGTTTTGTTTACTTCCATTTATACATATGGCAACCAAAACTGATGGTGATATTAAACTATGCTGTCGTAGCTGGCCAGTTGGAAATATTAATAATACTAGTATGGAAGAACTATGGAATAGTGAAGTATACCGTGATGTAAGAAAAAAATTACTTAACGGAGAGCGTCCAGAGCAATGCCATGCATGTTGGCGACATGAAGATATTGGTGTACGAAGTATGCGTGAACGTTATAATAAAACACGAACTATACGTTACATGCCACAGGTAGAAAAAATGGCAGATGACTATACTATGCCTTTTGAGATACCTATTATTGAAAGTAAAATGAGTAATTTTTGTAATCTTAAGTGTCGTATGTGTCATCCACTTGACAGTACTAGCTGGGGGCAAGATTGGGAAAGTATTGAACATTTAATGAAAGAGGCAAACGGTAGTACATTTGAAAAAGTACGTGAATTTGGTTTAACACGTAAGCCATATATCAGCGGCTGGGAAAATAACGAAAATTTTTGGAGTGAATTTGAGCGACTAGCACCGGGTTTGGATCGAATCGAATTTGCAGGCGGTGAACCTTTAATTGACCCTATACACTATCGTATTCTTAATATATTAAAACAATATGGAGAAAATATAGAACTAAAGTACAGTACTAATTTAACCAAACTGAATTATAAGAAAGATGACGTGTTAGAATTATGGAGTCATTTTAAAACTGTTGAAGTTATGATTAGTATAGACGGAGTAGATGATGTTTATAATTATATTAGACAACTTGGAGATTATGAAGATGTAAAACAAAACATTTTAAAAGTAGTCGATCATCCAAAAGTTCGTAAAATAGCTGGCGCATGCACATTTCAGGTTTATAATATTTTTAGTATGCCTGAAATATTTGATGGATTTACTGAAGATTTAAATATCGATATTCATACACATCGAGTAAATTATCCAACCTTTTTAGATATGCGAGTAATACCACAAGATTTAAGAAATTTACTAGTAAAAAAACTTAATGATTATCGTGACAGTATTGATGGAAAAACGCATCAAAATTGGACAGATTTCAGAAAAGATAATGCAAAACGACATGCACAAGATAATATTAATGCTCTTATGGGTGGTGATATGTCCAATAACTTACCACAATTTATAGAGTTTAGTGATACATTGGATAAGAAACAACAAGTAGTACAAACTTGGCGTGAACTATTGCCAGAATTAAAGGCATATATTGATGAGCATTGACAAAACAAAATATTGTGTATATTTGAATAATTGGCCATTTGTTAACAACAAAGGCTATTTGGGAATGTGTTGTAAAAACAACAAAGTTTTATTTGACGAATACAATATTAAAAATACACCACTTAGAGAAATGTGGACAAGTTTAAAAATACAACAACAAAGAGATATACTCACTGATGGTAAAATGCCAGCTGGATGTGATATTTGTTTCAATTATGAAAAAAATGTACATCCAGATGAAAGTTTTAGAATGAAAAGTTTAGACGGTTTGCAAAACAAGAGTAAAATTTATGAAAATAGACAGCCGTTTAAAGATCAGAAAATACGTGCATTAGATTTAAGAATTGGTAGTACGTGTAATCTGGTGTGTTCTATGTGTCATCCTAATGATAGCAGTAAGTGGCACAGCATTTATGGAGATTTTAGCAAAGCAGTTTCGCAGACTAGCAATAAATGGATTGATAGTATACTAAAAACTACTAGCCCTAATCTACTAGATTGGGCAGAACATGACAGTAGTTGGGAAAATATATTTAATAGTATTGATTCTGAATTGAGTCGTGTATACCTGGCAGGTGGCGAACCGTTTTACATTAAAAAGTTTTCAGAATATGTATCAAAGTTGTTGGAATATTCTCCAAATGCTTTTATTGATATTAATACCAATGGTACCAGGTTATTGAATAAAAGTCAACTCAATCGTCTATCTGGCAAGGTAAATTTACGTATTAGTATTGACGGATATGGTGATAGTGAAGAATATCAAAGATGTGGCACAGTTTGGGAAGAAAAAGTAAAGGTAATGGACCAATATGTAAAAAATTTTAATGTAACTAGTTTTGATATTACACTTACATTGCTGACCATAAGAAGTTTACCTACGCTTATTCAATTCTTATCACATAGATATCCAGATGTTAAGCTAATGATGAGGCCAGTGTTAAACAGAGTTGAACAAAATATCAGTGAGTTGCCTGATTACCTAATACAAGATGTTTTGAATTTTTTACACATATCAAAACATAAATTACAAAATACAACACAGATTATAAATCTACTAGAACGCAAAACAAATCACCAATATAAAACAAAAATACAAAATTTTATAACGTATTGGGATAGCATATCAAATAAAAAACTCATCGATTGGGATCCTGAATTAGCTGAGTGGATTTTCAATGACATACAGTCATGATAAAGAAATAGAATATTATAGCAAATCTCTTGACAATATATTAATATGCTTAGTATATAATAAAGATATGAAATTTGCAGACCCGTTTGTGGAAATGGCATGTAAAAATATTGCAGACTATTATTACCTAAATTTAACTCTACAAAATTTAAAAGTATCAGCCGTTACGTCTTTAAAGCAAGCACTAGTGTCTGCAGCTGTAAAACAATGTAGATATGTTTTATACGTAGAGTTGGGTAATTTTTTGATGTTTGGTCACGAAATATTTGATCCTATGATTGATCAATTAAACGAAATACAAGATACCAGATTTATTGGACACATATTAGATTACGGCAACGGAAGTTTTTATATACATTCACAGTTTTTTCTAATAGATGCAGTATGGGCATTGGCTAATAATGTAATTACTATAGAGCCTGAAGATACTAATATTGAGTGGCAAGGTGGTGTAATCGAACGCAGTAACGAAAATTTTCATGACCATTACACACCTAAACATGTTAATGCAACCCTAGCTGAATCAACCTTTATAGGTCGAGGCCGTGGCTGGAATATATTAGATAAGTTATGTAAAACAAATAGTATAATGAGTCCTTGGCAGGAACCCGTGAGACGAAAAAAAGAATATTTATATCCAACAGTTAAAGAAGAAACAAGTGTTGCAAAATCTAAAATTGCCAGGTTTATTAATCCAGACACGGCGTTTGTTGCTAATACAGAAACAATAGATATAGAAAAATTTAATTATGTAACAGAGAATATTAATTTTAAACAAATAGCAATCCCAGCAGGCGGAATTTTACCTTATTATTATCCCTATCTGTTGGGTATAGACAAAGTATTAATATACGATTATAGTAATACAGCATTAAACTTTGCGCAAAATATTATCAATAAATGGGACGGCAAGAACTACAAGAATTTTGTAACCAGTAATTATGATTTAAAATTTTTAAATGAAACACATCATGGCCGCCGATTTTTAGATTACAACGACAAACTTATTAATGATTTAGGTCCAGATTTTGTAGAATGGTGGAATAAAAACAAAAGTCAATATGTAGTACAATATTTAAATATTTTTGACTCCAGTAGTGCAACTGGTGTATTTAAGCAATTGGATGATGATACAACACTAATTTATCTAAGCAACATATTACACTATCATAAAACAAGTGTATTGTTTAGTGTAGGAGAAATGAAAGAAGCTTTTATTAAGTTTCACAACAGGGTAAATAAAGTTATATCATCCGAAAATATATACTATAAAGGCACTAATCCATTTACTACTCGTGGACTTGAAGGTAAACTAGAAGAAATAGACTTTGGTGATGAATGGTATAATAAATTGCCCTGGAGAGTTTGATGACAGAATCACAAGATGTTATAGACATTATAGATAGAAATATAGACGTTGCACACTACAAAACCGTGCCGGTATTCCCCAATGATCTAGATGAAAACATACATGCTCAATCCAATTGGATTATGAAAGAAAGTAGAATTCCTAGTTTACGTGTAGATATGCCTATACCTTATCAGGAAATGTTTGAAGAAGCAATTAAACAAAAACACTTATTTGTAAAGCACCGCGGTAGTACCAGTCCTGGATGGGCTAGTATGGCAATACACGGCACGGCTGTTGAAGACACTGCACCACGTGAAGCACTAATAAATGAAGGCAAATACACACAGGAAAATTGTCCTGATTATCACTGGACAGAATTAGCAGACTTGTGTCCTATAACAACGCAGTGGCTTAAAGAAGAATTAAATTTTGATTTGTATAATCGTGTGAGATTTATGTTATTAGAACCAGGCGGTTATATTACTCCGCATCGAGATACTGATATTCCTGGACTATGTGCGTATAACATTAGTTTAAACAATCCTGAAGGTCATATATTTGTAATGGATGGTCATGGTATGGTGCCATGGCAGCCTGGAGAAATACGTATACTTGATATAAGTAATATTCATACAGTAGTTAACAGAAGTACAGAACCACGTATACATATGATTGTACACGGACATTACGGTGATAAATTTAAAAGCCGTATGATAAAAAGTTACAAAAATTTAGTAGACACATTCAATGATTGATATAGCATTAGTTAGTACTCCAGTTATGGAAACACGTGTACCAGCACCTGCGATTTATTATCTCAAAGGTGCATTAAATCCTCATGGGTTTTCCAGTAGATGTTTTGACTTGGTTAGAGACAGTGAAGAACATTTTGGCAAAGATGTAAACAAAAAAATTGACAGTTATCTGTTGATAGATTGGCACAGTGGAATGTATGCCACCCCCAATGATGAAGAAATATACAACCAAATTATAAAATTTTATACAGATTATATTGTATCAAAAATTAAGCCACTTAATCCAACTTGGGTTGGCGTTAGCGTGTTTACACAAAACAGTCAAAAAAGCAGTAAAATTTTTTGTGAACTAGTTAGAAAGTTGATGCCAGCCAGTAAAATTGTTATCGGCGGTACTGGGCTTGGATTGGGATTAGGTGATAAGAAAGAATTCGGTCAGCATATGTTAGAAGAAAAGTTAATTGACTACTATATCGACGGTGAAGGAGAATTATCATTGGTTGAATTACTTAAAGGAAATATGGATTATCCTGGTATTAATAGTGTTTCATACAATCAAATAAATGATCTTGACAATTTACCTTTTCCAGACTATACTGACTATTATACTGATTATGGTGAAATTAAGAAAATTACTCTAACTGGTTCACGTGGGTGTGTACGTCGGTGTAGTTTTTGTGATATTGGTGCCTTTTGGAAAAAGTTTAGATATCGCAGTGGTGCGAATATAGCACAAGAAATGATAAGAAATAAAAAACTTTACAAGAGTAAAACACACTTTTTTAGTGACAGTTTGATTAATGGTAGTATGAAAGCATTTAGAGAATTATGCGAAGTTCTTGCTGATTATCATGAAAAAAACCCCAAGCCATCAGACAAAATAATATGGGGAGGACAATTTATTGTTAGAAGTGAAGAACAATGCTCAGCTGAAGACTATGTTCTAATGCGTAAAGCAGGTATGGGTTGGGCAAGTATTGGTATTGAAAGTGCTAGTGAAAATGTACGTAATCATATGGATAAACAATTTAACAACAATGACATGTATTTCTGTATAGATCAATTAATTAAAAACGATGTACGGGTCACTGCTATGTTTATTGTTGGTTACCCCACCGAAACAGAAGAAGATTTTCAGGAAAATATTAAGTTTTTAGAATACTATGCAGACAGAAATAGTAGTACTACACATGAACCAGACATAAACGGATGTATTAGAGATATCAATCTAGGCCAAACACTTGGTGTATTAGACGGAAGCCCACTGGCTGAAATGGATGTATACGAAGGAAATTCATACTGGGTAAGTAAAGTAGTACCTGGTTTAGATTTTGGTGAACGTGTTAGCAGAAGAAAACGTTTAAGTGAAGTTGCAAATAGACTTGGTTATGATGTTCGCTGGGATGAGAAACAAATGCACTTCCTAGAGAAAAAACTAACAAATTGGAATAAAATAGGAAGGCCAACTTTATGACATCAAACACATTCTGTGTATTACCTTGGATGCACCTGGCAACTAATGCCAGTGGTAACTTACGGGTATGCTGTAACAGTACACCAGGAAAAAACTTTATTAAAAAGCCTGATGGTTCCCCCTACAAGTTACAAAAGGATGATTTACAAGAAGCATGGAATAGTGAAGTTTACACGACTATCAGAAATCAAATGTTGTCTGGAGAACGTCCAGAAATGTGTCAACGATGTTTTAGAGAAGAAGATGCTGGATTGAAAAGTGCTAGGATTGCCTGGAACGATAAATGGACACGTGATCAGGAATACACTGTAACTCCTAAGTTTGATATACGTTACGTTGATTTACGTCTGGGGAATCTCTGTAATCTAAAGTGTCGTATGTGTAACCCTTATGCAAGTAATATGTGGGTTAAAGAATGGGATCTAGTGTCAGACGCTCTGTCTGATGCTGAATATGAGCGGTTAAGTAACATGACTTGGCCTGAGATGGAAAAAACTTGGGAAAATTTATTCAGCATTGCTAATACTGTAGAAGAAATATATCTAACAGGTGGTGAGCCTACTATTATTAAAGAACAACATAAACTACTGGATTATTTTATTAACCGCGGCACTGCCAATAAAATTAGACTAAAGTATAACACAAACCTAACCAATGTACCACAACACTTGATTGAAAAGTGGAAGCAGTTTAAACGAGTACAATTAAATTGCAGTATAGATGCAGTGGGTGCTTTAGATAGATATATACGGTATCCAAGTAACTGGGAAAAAATTGAAGAAAACTTTGAAAATATTCGTACTCTTGACAATGCAAATATAGAAATACATTGCACAGTGCAAATGTATAATATTTTACGACTACATGAATTAATTGATTGGGCTGAACCATACAAACATAAAATTTATTTCAATATATTAAATCATCCAGAGTATCTCAACATCAGAGTGTTGCCCAAGGCCCTTAAAGAAAAAGTTACAAAAACACTCAGCACTTATACTCATCTAGATAGAGTACAGGGTGTCATTGATTATATGAATAGCGAAGACTGGAATGATAAGATTCAAGAGTTTTATAATTATACAACAGCATTAGATAACAGCAGAAACGAATCTCTAGCAAGTATTGTGCCGGAGTTAGTTAATGAGTAAAGATACATTTTGTCCAATGCCTTTTGTTACATTGACTGTTAATCCTGGTAATTACATAAGTCGATGTATGATGTCAATGACTCCAATGGGGCCTATAGAAAAATTTACATATAGTAATGAAAAGTTTAAAACACTGCGAAATAATATGTTAAATGGTGTGTGGGATGAAATTGGATGTGAAAGTTGTTTTTTTAAAGAAAAACATGGATTAAACAGTCAGAGAACTAAATGGTTAGCTCGAGAAGAAAAATATCTCAGAGAAACTGGATTATATGAAAAAAATAAAAATATTGATAGAAACCGTATATATCATCTATACATGAATTTTAATAACATATGTAACTTTAAATGTAGAATGTGTGGCCCAGGATTTAGTAATGCGTGGATCCCAGATTATATGCAACTTGAAAAAGAATTTCAGAAAAGCGTGGTTCCAGCAAAACAACAAGTTGATGTTGATAAATTTTTATATGAATATGGTCCTGAACTAAGTGATATACGCCAAATTTGGATTACTGGCGGTGAACCATTTATGGATAACAGCATATTTGATTTTTTTAAAAAATTGAAAAACTACTGTAGTCTAGATAATATTATAGTTACTATTAATACTAATGGTAGTAAAATAGACATTGAAAAAATACAAAACCTAAATCAGTTAAAAAAATTACACATTAATGTAAGTGTTGATAGCACTGACGATTATTATACATATATGCGAGGATATAATTTTACTTTTTCTGATTTAAATTATAACCTTAAGCAATTGATGGAAATAAACCGCAATAATAATAAATTTTTATTGACTATTAATGGCGCATTTCAACTGTATAATATATTAAATGTTGAAAGATTTTATGAATGGTGTAACGAAATTACAGAAAATAAAAATGCGGATTGGATTGAATATCGTGTGCTCACGGGACCAAAATATCTACAAGCAAGGCATGCACCAGAAAGTATAAAACAACAATGTCAAGAACAGGTAAATAGACTTATAGTGAAGTATCCCAACAACTTTTATTTGTCAGATTTATTAACAGAATTAAATCACTCAAGTGATCCTCATATGATAAACAAGTTCTTGATGTTTAACAATCAACTTGACAAGATAAGAAACACAAACTTAAACGAACTCTTCCCAGAACTAGTTTCAGAGTGGATAAGAGAAGGTAAAATAAATGAAAATATTAATAAGTGGCAACAGTAAAATTGGACTAAGTGCTAGTATTGGAAAACTATTTCCAGATCAAATGACTTTTGCAAGTCGTAGTACTGGTTTTGAATTAACAGACGCAACTGATCAAAGAAAATTTGCCCAATCAGCATTAGAACACGATATTATTGTAATTTGTGCTGCATTATGGAAATTTAATCAAACAATCTTATTAGACATAGTAACCAAAACATGTACCGATAATGGTCACACACCGCACATAATTTGTATAGGTAGTACGACAGACCGTGTTAAAAAAGGTGGCGCATGGTTATATAATGCTGAAAAAAAGGCATTACGTGATTATTGCAATACGCATGGTATGAACGGAGTATGGGGATCTAAAAGCCCTAAAATAACTCTTGTTAGTTTTGGTACACTGGATAACAATCAGGATAAACACCCTGACCGACGTTGTCTACCTATTGACGAGGCTGCACAATACATCAAATGGATAATTGATCAACCTAAGTATGTAGGTATAAATGAAATAAGCATAGATCCTATGCAAGGAACCCGCTGGTATGACTGATTTAAAATGGAGTGAATATGATTTCACACAAATACCTTACGATGATCTTGTGCGTGTTGGCCAGCGCAGTATGCTCTACCGTGACATGTTTACTGTATCTTGGCTACTGGGACGTTTTTGTAATTACAAATGTTCCTACTGTTGGCCCTACGCAAGAAGCGACCGTAAAGACCACCGTCCTACTGAGCTCTGTTTATTAACAGTAGATGAAATTAAAAGGCAAGCACGTGAAAGAGGCTTTAATTCGTTTCATTTTAGTCTTAGCGGCGGTGAACCTACCTTTCACCCTGGTTATTTGGATATTATGGCGCATCTGGCAAAAGATGTAGACAATACAAATTACACAAGCGTACATATGACGTCAAACTGTAGTCGTAATATGAAGTGGTTTGAAACATATGTAGAACATGCAAGCAAATTCCACCGTGCCAGTATTACGGCGAGTTTGCATACCGAACACGTTAATACACCAGAAAAGATGCAAGAGTTTGCAGACAAACTCATCTTTTGTCAGGAGCATGATGTACAAATTACAATCAATCAAGTTATGGTTCCAGAATGGTTTGAAAGAGATTGGGAAAATGCCCTATTCTTCCACGAACAAGGAATCAATGTTACTCTTAAGCCGCAATCAGATCCTACTGCGAGTCGTGTGGTCGATGGTTACACGCCGGAACAACTAAAAACATTACATAACGGTATGCCGCAACGTGGCTTTACTGAAGTTAAAAACAAATACGTAGAGCGTCCACAACCAACATTCCGTAAAACAAGTGATCCGCTTTATTGGGAAGATCACAGTCACGTACCACAACACTTCCAGATTGAATTCCGTGACAAAGAAGGAAAGTATTGGTACATGGATCAGGCTGAAAGATTTAATGCATTTAACTTTAACCAGTTTAACGGTTGGGAATGTAGCAGTGGCTATCGCGGTATTATTATCCGTGAACCAGACGGAAGTATTAAACGTAGTTACAGTTGTCACGACAAGCCATTAGGTAATATTGAAACTGGATTTAAGTTATTTGATGGACCAGTAGAGTGTACTAGTCCTAGTTGTGTTAGTAGTGCTGACAGTAAAATACCCAAACGTGCGCCAGGCACCAAGTTACCATTATGGCCTGGTGATAAGACTTATGAATAAAGCACCTTTCTTTATCAGCGCACCACGTACACGTAGTAGTGTTTTGTTTGAAACCGCACAATTCTATGTTGAAAACGTATATAATTTAAAACCCTTAGGTGGACACACAGAATTATTTCTTGAGTATAGTCGTAATGCTGAATTTCATGATGTTAAAGTTGATGAATATTATACTGCTGAATTATATCCTATAGCACACAAGGGGAATCTAAGAGTACATTACATATATCCACATGTGTTTAACACACGTAAAGAACGTAACTTGTATAAAATACAAATTTTAAAAGATCTTAAAAATCAAGGTCATGAATTTAATATTAAAGGTACAATAAACATCGTTGAAGGATATAAAGATGTTTTAAATTTTTACAGTGATAGACATTTTGTATTAACTAAGCGCCGCAATATTGAAGATTACGTGTGTAGTTTTCTTGTAGCATACATTACAAAATTCTTCCACGCACGACCAAACAATCTAGAGCGTTACACAAGTATTATGGATGCTGGTATACACGTTAGTCAAGAATTCTTGAACCGTGTACCAGAACTATTGACACAAACTATTGAATTATGGAATCTACAAGAATATATCCAATCAAATAATTGGACATATACTGTAACTTACTACGAAGATTTAGACACCCAAGAAAATATTGATACTACTATTACCAATATACTTGGCACCGATAACTGGAAAGATTACTTACCGGAAAATATTGTAAATAAAGTGCCACTAAAAATTAATAAAGATTATTCAAAAATTATAAGTAATTACAAGGAAATTATACCACATATTAGAGAATATATAAAGGAATCTGAAATTGAATTATCGCTTTGAACAACTTGATTTACCTTGCTTCAATAATACATATAGTGAATTATTAGAGTTACTTGATACAAAGATATCGTTTCACAAAAAACAAAATCAAATTTGCATTAATACAACACCATTTGCTGTAGACAATATACATTATGGGTGTGGTAGTTTACTATATGATTGGGATAAATCTACTGTAGAAGAGCAACCCGACGGTGGAGTTAAAAACATTGTGCCCAAGCGTGAAATACAATTAAGAGAACAAGATTTTACAGTTCTAAATAGTCAATTTAAAGGAACAGTATTTGAAGAAATTTATAATATATTAAATAAACATTATACGCTAGGCCGTATAAGACTAATGCAAAGTCAACCTAGTAAATGTTTAAGTTGGCATCAAGACTCAAGTCCACGTGTACATTATCCTATAAAAACACAAGACGGTTGTTTTATGGTAATTGAGGATGAAGTTAAATTTTTACCAGAAAATACATGGTGGAAAACAAACACGCTTAAACCACACACTGCATTTAATGCAAGTAAAGAAAATAGAATACACCTAGTAGCAGTGCTACTAGGTGATAGATAAATTATACAGATACAATTGATTGCGTAACTGTCCAACCGCCTGCTTCTAAACTAGCCATTTGTGTATCCTTGCTTCCTGCAATTGCGGCTGCATATGCATTGTAAGCATCTTCATTCCAAGTTCTGACAAATGTAATCTGTTGTGCAACAGGATCCCAATTTGCAACAGTTGTAAAATCTCCAGAAGTTCTTGCATTATCTATTGCTGCCAATACACTTGAATCTATTAAACTACGTATTGAAGCAATAGCTTCTTCCTGAGCAGAAAAAGAACCAGCTGGTTTTTCTAAAGTAATGGTTTGTTGAATCGCCATATTTTTTTCTCCTTATCAATGATTGACATTGTGTTATTACTATTTATATTAAAATAACAAATAAAAACTGCAATCTTTTAATTATCCGTGTTTTTTCTCATGTGTTTTCTTTTTTTGCTCTTGCCAGGGCACAGTAAAGTCCCACATATTAAGCACACCTTCTCCTTCATACGCATCTACAAGTTTTTGCCATGGAACAATTAAAAGGTGAGATTTAAGAATCATACGTTCTTCTTCAGTATCATTTACAACACCGTGATAACGATTTACATTTAAAAAATTAGGATTAAAATATTCGTGTGTTTCTAATTTTTCGCCCACCTTGTGTGTTCCATCTTCTTGTGGTAAATGTTCATAAAAGCTGATTTCTGTCTTACCACGCAACGGTGTATTAAATGCACTTAAAGCTCTAAAGTGATGTGCAGTGTGGGGCTCTAAATTACCGCCAGGAGGCATCCAAATAAATGTAAAACGCATACAGTGTTTAATTTCATCCCAATTTAATGTTACACCGCAGTTGTTTGCAATGTTTGTAACCCTTTGAAATATTTCATTCCAAATCGGAATGTTACAGTCATAGCATACATTGTAAATTTTTTGCTTGGTACTATCCATTCCTACTGTACCGTGATCACCAAATGTGTCTTTAATTTTTTGATCGAAGAAGTTATTGAGTTCGTCTTTGTCTGCTAAAAACCCATCATAACCTTTGGTTTCAGCAAACCTATCTTCGTATCTATATCGTAGTTCGTTCATTGAATGCCTCCATAACTATAATCATAATCAAAACTTATTCTATACAAATAACGATCACCTTCTACGGCATTACGTTTATGAATACTATGAAACTGATCCATAAAAATAAAATCACCAGGTTGCCAATCATCATGATGCCAAATATATTTGTCTTGAAAAATATGTGCCATTAGTTTATCAAAAATAGGTTGTTTATCCAATTTCTCTTCTGGATTATCTCTAAGCCACATCTCCCTAATATAATGAAATGTAAAGTACAATCCTTCGTCACCGTCATATGGATGCGTATATACCAATGGTTTTGTTACACCATATTTAAAATCTCTTGCGCCACCTTGAAACATTTTGAGTTCTTTATCGTCTTCATCTAAGTCGTAAAATGTTCCGTTTTCAAATTTAAATGTGCAATCTATTTGCTTATAAAATTCTTTATCTTCTTCACTTAAATCTCTGTATGCTTGTCTTGTGTCACAGAAACTGGTTACACTGTTTTTGCCAGGACGTACACAATACAGTGCCACACAACATTCTTTGCCGCTTTTCCTGCCATTACCATTACTGTGCCAATCTAGTTCTTTGTCTGCAAAAATGCCAATCTTTTCACCATCTTTGCGTTCGTTTGTTACTCTAAACAATCCAGGGTAATCTGGATGCATAAAAAACTGATTTGGTTTAAGTACATTACCAATCAGCTCACATACTCTTAGTATACCCTTTTCGTCTAGGTTTTGGTTTCTAACAAGTACAACGTTATCTTTTACAATGTTTTTACCCCATTCTCTAATTTCTGAGTCACTCATTGTGTTAAAGTCTACTTCATACCGCACTGCATCCATTTGCATTAGCCTTTTCTCCTAATACTATTTTACTTAGAGTTTCTTGTTTACTATCAACATAGTCTCTCTACAGTAATTCATATTAATAATGTTTCTTTATTTGGAATGTTATCATAATCCACTCCAAATATTAAAACGATTCTAGTGTTATCACTATTGTTTGTTACTCTATGTAACCAACCTGTATTAACAAAATAGCTTTTTCCTCTTTGCATATCCAAACTAATTTCTTCGGTTTTTGTTTTCCATTGGAATAAACTTCCCTCTGTCTTAACAGGTATTTGTACTCTACACAACACACTTGTATCAGTGTCTATATGGTAGTTTAGTTCATTACCCCCATGCATGACGCTTATACGTGCTCTATAGGGTGCTTTAAATGTATCTTTAAGGTATTGTTGTATTGCAGTTGTTTTTAAATCATCTCTCCAACTGTTATAATTTTTTTCATCTATTTCACTGTCAGCACCGTCGTCTAGTTGCTGTAAGAGTATTTGACTGTATGTTTCGCTAGCAGTAAATGCACTTTTAACATCACAATGTTGTGATATCTGATAATTGTCACCGCCTAAATCATTACCTGTGTAGTTATTGGCAATTTCCAATATCTCATCTAATACTGCTTGGGGAACGTTATCTGTTACTTGTCCGTGAGTTTGCATTTGATGCCTACGTGGACCATTTTTACCATTTACTCTGCTTCTTCTTGTATCGTGTATAAGGCAACTATCAGTCATAATTTTCCTTCCATTCTTGAATACTTATATTTTTTAAAGGTAGGCTATAATTATTAGAACAAATAACTTGCCAACTTTTAGGATCGTCGTCTTTGGGGTAAGTTTGATACAGTCCTTCTAAGACTTTCCATTCATCCTGTTTCTTATATTTATTGTTTAGTTTTTTGGCTAACAGTACCAACGTTCCTCGTCTACGTTGAAACTCTACACTGAAGAATAAGTTGTCAATATTATTTTGTTTTGCCCATTCTAATTGTGGATCTAACATTAGTGTTGCTGGTGTTTCAGTATCTTTTTCATAATTCATATTTGTGCGTCTGTATTGCGGATTGTAATATGTTCTAGTTAACAACCTCGCACAACCTTCTGGAAACATATGAGTTTGTACACAACTCATGGCAATCATTTCATCATTATCTTCTACTAGGAAAGTCCATAATGGATATTTTTTATATCTATTTGGTATACTCCAGGCTAGATCTGGATTAAACCAATCTTTATTTCTATCATCATTTGCATAGAATTTCTTACAGTACTGTAAGAATTCTGACTCATAATTTTCTAATGTAAGTATTTTCATTTTTTAACAAACGCTGGATCAAGCCATTCATCTAATGTATCAGGTCTAGATACTACTGCAATATAATCTGCTTTAGCTTTCAGTTTATCATATGCATCAGTTGACTGCCCCTTCCATGGAGCACCTACGCACAATGTAATCTTTTCTTGTGGATCAGGATCAATACTATGAGCATGACTTCCGTCTAATACGTAACTGTCATAGTTTCCTGGCATGTAAATTTTGTTTAGTTTTTTATCTAAAAAATATAGTTTATCAATAGCACCATTTAGCACTAGTCTATATTTGTCCTGTAATGTACCAATTTCTTCTTTGGTACTATCTAAATGTGTATGTAATCCTGTATTAGGAGCAGTTCGTAAAATTGTAACTCTACCTGGAGGATCCATCCAAGGAAATATTTTTTCTTCTAATACACGTTGCATAACAGGACATTGATTGCCTGCTGGAGTATAAGTAAATTCACCTTTTGCAGTGTTGTGATTAGGGTCTCTACCACCTAGTCTACCACCACCGTTCCATATTGCAATCATTCTACAACCTCTGAATTCATTGTAGTGATGTACATCATCAGAAAGCGCAAGCACTTCATTAAGCATCGCTTGTTTTTCTTCTTTGGTTATACCTATGTCAACTGCACCAAAAGTAAATTTCATGTTGTCTCTTAATTTGTTTTGATTAATCTAATAAACCATTTAGTTGGATCAAACTGCCACCATTCTTGTCCAATAGCCCAACTTCCTGCACGTCTGTGATGATTTTTGTGCCAACCTTCACCTGCCGTTAATATATTTGCTATCCAACTGTTATTAGGTTGAGCACCTCTGTGTCCTAGTATATTGAGTATTCCATATCCATGAAATGCTAGTACAACTGGCATTGCATATCCAAATATCATAAACAATGGGTCAATTGCTGTAAACAATATAATAATGGCAATATTTAAATGAAAGTAATATTTGTGGAACCATCTTAGAATTTTGTCTTGCAATAAACGTTTAATGAACTTACGTTTAATTTTAAAACCATATCCCCATGTGTTTACATATACTGCCCAGATACCTTTAACACTGTGACTGTGCGGATCTAGTTCTGTATCACTATGAGCGTGATGTTGTCGGTGTGTAGCAGCCCAAGTCATTGCAGGACCAGCACCAGCAAACATACCTAATATGTTTACTGCCCACGGATACCATTTACCTGTTTTAAAACTATTATGTGAGTAGTATCGGTGATAACCACCACTAATTGCTACAATTGCAACAATATACCACCAAAAGAAAGATATAACAAACATCCACAATTCGCCATATAAAAATGCTGGGATCAACATTAAGTGACAAAATGTGTGATTTATAAGTAATTTTGTTGTATTTTCCATATACACTTCCTAATAAGAATATTTACACCGCCATTGGTGCCTTGATACTATCCATTGGATTGTATCCGATTAATTTGTAATCGCTTGTATGTGTATTTATTAGTTCTTCTAATGTGCTAAAGTTGGGCATTTTTAACTTAGGTAAGTCACGTGTTTGACGTTCTA